CCGATATCAACCGCGAGAAGGCCGAAGCCTACGCCCAGATTATGGGCTGCGCGCCTGAGGATGTAGAGTACATCCGCAAGGGGCTTGTCGCCGCAGACGTGCAGTTTGACGAGGGCGAGCGCGCCGCGGTGAGCTACATCACCACCAATGACGTTGACCGCGACGGTGAGATTGTTGACCCGGCCGGTGCTGACCTTGAGGCGTACCGCAAAAACCCCGTTGTACTGTTCGGCCATGATTACAGCGAGCTGCCCATCGGCAAGAACCTCTGGATCAAGTCAGACGACCGCGGGCTGATAGCCAAGACGCAGTATGCCTCGCATGAGTTTGCCCAGAAGGTCTACGAGTACCGCAAAGAGGGCATGCCGCTTGCGCAGTCTATCGGCTTTATCCCGATGGAGTGGGAGGACACACCCATTGACGTGAAGGGCTGCCGCCGCCGTTACAAAAAGTGGGCGCTGTTGGAA